ATGCTTTCTTGCATGGCCTCGCGCACAATGGTATTTCTCGGCCGTTGGCAGGTTTTGCTACGCTGTTGGCAGGAGAAAGCACCACCAGCACGGGCTCGCTAATCGCTGCGCAAAACGACATGAACGCAGTAACGATTGCTACTCGAATGATTGGTGCTAAGCCGATGGACGAGAGCGTTGTGATGAATCATCGCTATCGTCTCAATGCCTACAAGGCCGCTGACCGTGAAAGAATCGAAGCACTTGGAACTGTCATCAAGCAAAAGATTCGCGACGGCGATCTCACTGAAGACGATGTTCTTGACTTTGCTGGTCGTTACGCTGCTAGTGGTGGTCGAGCCGATCAGTTCTCTGCTGCGCTTCAACGTTGGACAAAGGCAGCTCTGGAGAGCGAGGCTAACAAAGTAACCCGAGCTCTCCAGAGTTCTTATGGCCAGCGCCTGCTGGAAGTTATGGGGTCGGATCCTCTTCCAGATTATTTGAATGCTGAAGAGTGAGTTCGCGCAGCAACAGCGCATGCAGTCTTGGCGGTGTCCAGCCATCGGGCTTCAGGACTTTGCCATCATCTCTGAAAGTCACCTTGCCATCAAGTCCTCGCTTGGCCATGTTGCTGTTGTGAACCTCTCGAAAGGCAGCATCGAACGGTAGCTTCAACGTGTTGCTCAGCTGATAGAGCACATACACGCTGTCGACAAGTCCATCGAGCACCGCAACCAGTGTGATAGTTGAAGGCTCACGCTGAAAGCGAGCAAGTGCGGGAAGCAACTCGTATGCGACTTCTTCTGTGATAAGGTCGGCTGCCAAGGCAAGAGCCTTCATCAGCTCTTTGTCTTGCTGGCTAGAGAGCTTCCCGAAAATATAATCCCTCCAGTCGAAACGCAGTTGGCCCATGGCTTCCATGAAGGCGGCTTGCTTGCTGACATCTGTGAAATTTGCAGTATGTGTCATATCCTTGGTAACTCCTTGCCTGCTAGGTACTTTCGATCAACGTAAACAACCTTTCGGTCAATGGCTCGGGTCTTTGGTAAGAATCCACTCTTGTTGGTTACCTCCGAGGTTACTGCGTGAATCTGATCTGCGATTTGCAGATTGTTGAGAACTTGGCTAAGATCGGCTGGCTTCTCTAAATCCATCCGGGCTACTTTCCACAGGTCCTGAAAAGTCAGCGGCTCTCTAGCAGAGAACAAAGCTTGCATGACCTTGTTTGCAGCCTCACTGCTTCGACTCTTGCCAAGTTCGCCAAGAGCCTTAGTCATAAGAGTCTCTGCATGAGCAAGGGCAGTATTGGCATGAATCACATCAACAGGTTCAATTCTCCGAGAGAGCCTAGCCGCCGCATAGATGATGCTTAGTTTCAACAGATGCGTGAATCGCCGAGTTGAATAGTGCTTGAATCGTTGATCTTCCAAATCTGGCCAGCTTCGATAGATAAGATCGTACATGCTTCGAGCTTCATCATCGATCTCTACTGGTCCATGCAGCCGCTTCCGCATCTCAAGAAAGACCCGAAGCATCTTCTCCCTCAGCGCTTCCGATGGAGCAACCGGAAAGGTTATCTTTCTCCCGGTGCTTTCACCGTGAATGAGGATAAGTCGTGACATGAACCCCTGGCCAATACTGGCTGGAGGGAAACATAAAGCAAAATTGCTTGGCGTATTTCCTGCGAGGATTGATACAGTTGGCTGGAATACGTCAATACTTCGAGAATTCTTAAGTCTGAATTTGTAGCCAGCGTGCTCGGAATCCCAATCCCACAGTTCGCCGAGGATGCTTTGGAAGTCGATGTTTCCGGCACCCATGAAATTGTTGAACTCGTCGGCGGCAATGAAACTCTCCTTTGGTGAGTCGTCCATGACTGGAAGCACCTCGATATCTTCAAGAGCGGCTTGAGTCTTTCGTGGTTTCTGCGGATCGTCTTCGTCTTCGCCAGACAAGTCAAGCAGGTACTTCTCTTTGCTTGTTCGGTTAGCTGCAAACTTGTCATACCCCAGTGTGCGAAGAAGACTAGAAGCCATGACGATGGCTGTTGTCTTCCTGCTACCTGGGTCTCCGACAAACATGATGTATTGATTTGGAAAGATTCTCGAGCTGCCAAATGGAATCCAAGTCTGTCGCCCAAGCCACGCGCCAATACAGGCAGTTAAAGCCCAACGATGGAAGATAGGAGGTGGCTCAGTTTCTCGACGATACTGGAAATACAGCTCAAAGAGATCTTCTCCTGCGGGGAGTGGAACCTGCATGGCTGCCCCATTACTTAATTTCACTCCAGCGCCGAGATGGCTGGTCTCCCGTGGATAAATCACTTGGGATGAACATCTCTCGACTCACGCCGTGTGCGTCTACTACGATAACTCGTGTGTCCATCAGACCCAGGACTCGTTGAGCATCGGCCAACTCGCGGTAGATGAACAAGAGACTGTCGTGAATCTGCGCTTTGATTCTCACCTTCCCACGAAGCTCTCCATAGATTGTCTCTCTCCAGACTTTATACCATTCGCGGTTGACGATAGCAACAGAAAGATTCTGCGGCGCATGCGCTACCGCGGCATTCAGATGTTGTTTGTTGTTTCTAGGACTGCCAAAGAAATAGCGTGTCCAGCCGAACGGAGAGACAAGCCGTTTCGTTGTCTCAATCATTTGCATGATGTGCTCATACCAGTCCTTCTTCACACGAGGATAGGTCGTTGCATAACGATCGAGTAGGAACTTACATACCTGCTTCAGCGTCAATCTCGCTGGCAGCTTCAGCAGAATCTTTGCCTCCGCTACAACCTTTGGCCCCATCGTATCGAGCATTACACCCTCACCCATGTTGTAATTGGCGCCGTGGTTTGTTCTCTTGCTCAGATCCCGTAGCGGCTTGTTAATCGTCTTCCCCTTCTTCTCATCGTAGATCTCTGGATAAGGGACTCCAAAGAACGCCTGCGCATTCCAGCTATGGTAGTCGTGAGGAGATTCAACCAGTGCAATCAAAGCTTCATCGCCAGAGAGATACGCCACGCACCGGGCTTCCGATTGTTTTTTGTCAACTTCACCGATATACCATCCCGGCGGTGCAACAACACACTGTTTGAAACTGTCATCTCTTGCTGGAATATTTTGGATCTGCCAACCGCAGTCGAACGAATTCTCGCTACTCGCAGCTCTCCCCGTATCAGTGCCGCCCGGATTGAAGTTATAATAGATGCGGCCGTTCCAAAGCTTCTCTGGAGCGAAGTAAGTTCCAATCTGCTTGGCTTCTTGTTTATATTCTTCGACAAGAGTAAGAAGCAGGTTGTTGAGTGGGTGCGCAGCTTTTGCTTTGAGAGTGGGAATCTTGCCTGTCCCTCCGAGATTACCCACACCAAGTACTTTGAATAGCTGCTCGTTCTGTTGCCAGCTGCCTGGATTGTATCCTGGTGCTGCAACGAGATACTGAAGTCTCGCAAGAAGAGCCGCAAGTTCTGTTTCTTTCTTAGCCTTGATTCCGAGGAAGCGTGTTTCATCTGCGTCGAGTCCTTCCATCGCCGCACAGAGCGACGGAAATACCATTGGAAATTCGTGAAACGTGTAGTTATTCAGCGCCCAGAGCGGTGCGCTTCCCACAAGAGATAGCAAGCCATTAACAGTAGCCCAACCATCTCTAGCGCAATACCGATGACGATCTGCCAAATTGCCAGTTGAGCCATCGTCTTTCCAATATCGGACATCTCGCAAAGAGAAGGCTGCCACGAAATCAAGGCGCTTAGGCAGCTCGGAATACCAAGAATGAAAGAGATGAAGAGTATCCCACAACCAATTGCGGACAGGAAGATTCCACCGCATAAAGTACGCATTATCAAAGAGTCCATGTTGGAAGACCTTTGGTGGAGACTGGGCATTAGCTTCTCGAATGAAGCCCCAATGCCACGGCTCGTTAAATGGGACAACGTAACTTTGTGTGGTATGAGTATCTGGGAAGTACGCTGTGTAGCTGACACAGTCAATGCTACGAATCTCGTCTGCTGGCCAGGGAGTCTCGATGTCAATAGCCACCAGCCTAGCTGCGGATAATTGAGCAAGAGCTGTGTCTCTATTATCCAGTGTTACCGGCGCCCAGGTAAAAGCTGTTTGCTTCCACCAGGTCTCTGGTTTCGTCAGCTTTGAAATAAAACGATTGGTGATGAACTTTTCCCAGGGAACTGTTTGGAGTCGTTCCAAGGGATTAATGATAACTACTTCCCGGCCACTGCGAAGTCGAAGCAGGCTACCTGCGTAGTCATCAAGTGTGATCTTTTTCTTCCGCGCCGGCGGAATGAAGTCTGGTGTGTCTTGGAGAATTGCTTCCAGCGCTGCTTGCTGACAGCAGATGACGGCATCAACTTCTTGCCGCTCGCACACTGCGTCAAGTGTAACCGGGTTGACGTATAGTGTTGTTGTCTTCAGTATCTTGTGACCAACAAGCGTGGGAAGTCGCTGAAAGCGATCGAGAAAATCTGTGTCTCCAACAGTGCAAAGCAGAAGAAGTTTCATCCTTGGCCCATGCAAAAAACGGGGGAGTCAGCGAGCTGTGCTCAAGCCAACTCCCCCCAAAAACTCCCGTAGATAGGAGACGGAGAAACTACGGGAGGTTACGCAAGACGCATGTTCTTGACTTCAGCGAAGACCCTTTCCTTGTCTTCCTTATCCACCTTCCGCTTCACAGTGGCTTGCACAACCGCGGAAGCAAGATGGTCCCGGAAGAGAACAGCGAGATTGCCTTCGCCAACCTGCTCAGCAACGCCAACAACGAATTGCTTCAGGAAGCCGAGCTGAGTCTTCAGCTTCTCCGGATCAGCGTTTTTCAAGAAGAAGAGCTTGGAGAACTTGTCTCCTTCCTTAGAATCCGGATCTGCGTCGTTATCCTTCTTCAGGCATTCAACGACCTCGAACGTGCATTCTATCGCCGGCTTGTCGTTGACAGTCTTCGGTTGGCTGGTGAGCTTGAGAAGATACTCGCCATTGCAAGGGACCTCGAAGCCTGGAAGGTCTTCGATCTCGTCCATGTTCATGTCGAGCAGTTCGAGAGAGAAGTCGGTTTGGTTGGTCATGTCAGTCTTTCAAAGAGAAAAAAAGAAACAACAGCTGTAACGTCGCTGCTTACCGTGGGTTGTTTCCAAGCTGAGCGTACCCAGCAATGTCAACCCAATTGTCCGCATAATCAGCGTCGCCACTGAGAATACGAGCAATCTTGTGAGCAATCATCTCCAGTGCTTCCATTTGGAAGTCTTTCAGCACGGACTGACGCCGAGATACCCTGCCGCCTCGTCCTTCATAACGAATGATGTTGCAAAGTGCTTGGCTAATGTATGCGTTGTCCGAGAAACTGCCATAGCGGCTGCCGCGTTCCTCGAGAAGAGCAGCAATGTCGGTCACGACTTTCTTTTCATCGGCAGATACGCCACCTTCAAGATGCGTAACCAGACGTTCCTTCTGAAGTTCAAAGTCAGATTTCATAGCAGCTGAAAAGTTGGCGGGGGTAAGATGTGGAGCATCCTTGGACTGCTGGCTGTCAGCTTTTCGTGCCAACCAAGCAGCCCTTTCAGCTTCAGAAATCACATAGGTATCTTTTGTCATTCAAACAATTCCCAGAGTTTGGCTTTCGGACTGAACTTCTTTCCAGTCCTTGAGCCGATGACGATACGACTTTTGTCGCCAGCAGACACGTATGCTTTGTATTGACCTCCTACGATCTCAGTGTAAACGACGTCGTCGAAATAGCGGGCAAAGTCTGCGCTCTTATTGCGAGTGCCGCCAACAGGTGTGATCTTCTTGGTTCCATCCTCCATCTCTGCTGTGATTTCATGGCTGATGATGACGGCATTGTAGGGAGCACATTGCAGCGTGCTACCGATGCGGTCACTCATTGCACCTTGTTTCATCCACTCGTGGAACGTACTCTTGAGATCGTCCCAATTCTCTGCCTGAAGCGCATCCTTGTGGATTCGATTCATTACCGAATCCATCAGCTGCGTGTAATGATCGATGACGAGAATATCCTTCTTCACGTCAAACTCGTCGAGATTGATAGAGCTACTTGGTGCAGTCTTGCAGACAGGACATGAGACCTTGCCATGCTTGTGGCAGATTGAAACAGCGCCGCCCCGAAGAATCTTGAGAACTGTCTCGATGGCAATCGGCCAGGTCTGCTTGTCTGGGATGTTGAACAGCTCGATGTTGTCTAGATACTTGTGTGCTGCACTGTCCGGACGAAACAACGTCTTGATGCCATCATCCAGGTTGAGCCACCAAAGGTGATACTTCTCGGCAAGCGTTCCAACCAACTCAGTCTTGCCAGTCTTCGGTGCGCCATAGACGATGATATGGCGAGCCGCCGAGGCTTTGTAATCAGATGCTTTCACTTGTTTCTCTCCTTCCGCTTCTTCAGATTCTCGATCACTTCACCGAGATCAATGACAAAATCCGGCGGCTCCGCTTCTCTGTCTTGTTTAATCTCCGGCAGCGGCTCATCACTCACTAGGTTGCACTCGCCGTAGAATTCACACCGCCTCTTGAAGTCAAAGCACGCCTGACCACGCTTTGGAAAAAATCGGAGGTCATTGTATGTCCGAATCTGCTCCTGTGTCAAGAGGAGATCTTTGATGTACTCAGCTTGATCGAGTAGCGTCTTCGGGAATTCCAGTAGGTTCCACTCACGTTCCGGAGATGAATAGACAAGATACATCACGTCGTAATTGACGATGTCCTCACCTTCCAGCGCACGCTGCAGCATGATGGAATAGCTGAGACTCTGATCGCTGTTGCCATAAATCGCTTCCTCCGGCTGATCGAAGCCAGTGGTCTTCACGTCACAAACACCAACACGTCCGGACTGTTTGTTTCGCAATCCCAAGTCCATGTGGCAATAGTGTTTGAAGCCGTTGTTGCAATGGACAGAAAAGCGAGTTTCGAGAGCTGGCTCGCCGCTGGGAAGCCGAAGAATCTCCCAGTCTTCAAGCAATTCCCCTGCTTCGTAGCCAGCTATGAACTTTTCCACCGCGATCATTGCGGAGTAGAGAGATTTCTTTGTCTTCTTGATCTCGTCAGAAATCCCCGCGTTCCAGGCGAGAACAGCTGCGAGCATCGCTTTGCGTGTGTCTCGATATGCGACATAGCATTGGACACCCGCGCCGACAGAGTGGCCAAAAGCAAAGTCAACATTCGGGACTGTTTCAATCTGCGGAAGCGATAGTCCTGCTTGTTGTTTCTGAATAAAGAACTTCCGCGGGCACCGATGAAATACCTCCAGCTGACTGTAGCTGGTCACATTCAGGTGACGAAGAATCTCTCGGTATTCCTTGCGGCTTGTCTTCGTCCATGTTGATGCGCTTGTCTGGACAGTCTCCTTGGAGAGAACTTCCCACGCTATAGTATCGAGTGAGGATGTAGGTTGCATAGATCCAATCTTCTTGGGTTTCGCACTGGTTTCGTGTGATTAGCCAGTTCAATGATTGCCAGGCGGTAAATAGGTCAATGGCTGTGTAGCTAGCATACTTCGCCGCCGCAGCAACGAATTCTGGCGGAGCGTGCACGCTGATTGTTGTCTGCCACTCGAGTCGATTGAAGTCGAGCGTGAGATAATCACTGCGTGCTTTCCAGCCCTGCCGGCACATCCAACCAAAGTGAAAGATCCACTGGTTGATCTTACGTCGCTTAAAGGTCATCTGCACTAACCTTCTTACGGCCCCGCGCTCCGCTTGTGATTTCTTTCACAAGCTGCACATTCTTCCACTTCTGCATGCCTGCCATGAAAGTGTGAATTGCCTCGTCAGGAAGCAGATGCACCAGTTCTTCGTGCTGCTGGAGACTCTTGCGGATATTCTCGCAGTGGAGTTCCAACAGTGGATCTTGTGTCTTGAGAGCAGCTTCCACGGCATTGATCTTTTCCAGGACAGAGAGCCGTGCGAAGTTCAGTTCGTCGCTGATTGTTGGGTTTGGCATGTTTTCTCCTTGTGCGCGACACAGCCAAAAGTTGGCAGCGTGAGCAGATTTGCAAGATAGTCACTGCCATCTTGCACGAAAGCGAGTTTGCCGCTGTACTTGGGATGCAGGATACGGCGGTCCCCATTCTCTGACCAGTCAGTGGCGTTCCAGTACATTGGCGTGTACGAGCAAACTCCAAGTCCTGGAATTTCTACCGCTGGTTGTCTAGGCTGCTTCCACAGTTCACAGGTTTGACATTGTTGCATGTGATGGGTCCTGCCATAAGTTGAATAATTTCGATTGACTTCCGCTTGTTTCGCGTAGCCTGTTGTCGTTGTGCTGGCGTAGGTTTCTTCGGCCGTTTCATGTCTGGCTGGTCGAGTCCAATCTTATAGCCTGGAACACACAAACGACCACGAGAGTCTGGAAGATATTCGTCGATGTAGGCAATATTCACCCTGCGGAAGTGCGCTACATATGAAACGACAGTCGCGTAATGAAGGCCCGCCCTTTCTGCGAGTTCGGCACGTGAGTAACCTCCCTCGAAAAGCAAGCGAACTAGATGCGCCTGAGATAATGCGTTTACCTTGAGCATGCTGCGCTCACGGCCATCAGCCCTAAAAGCACGAAGAAACAAACCAGCGGGCCGAAGAAGTGGCTAAGAGCGGCCAGCACCAAAATCGTTAGCGCATAGCCGATGACGAAGGTAGGCAACAGCAGAATGGAAAGAAGGACTGCTTTCACCTCAGTTCCTTCGCTCTTGCACGGAGAAGCCGATGTGCCGCATCGACCTTTCCAATTTCCAGCAAGCCGATGGCTCTACCCAGTGTCAGTATTTCGGCACCGAATTCAACCCTGAGCAACGTAATAAGCTCATTCCGCAGGGCATCGTATTCTTCAGGCGGTTGATCCAGTGCCTGAGTTACCCGATTCGCCGCCTCCATAACAACAGAAATTCTCTGGTCCAGGTTCATTGAATTGGCCCCACTCCGCGCATTGCACGGAACTTGTTGAGAAAGGTGCGGCAGATCTTGTCTACAGCGAACGAGTCAAACTGCACGCTGCTGTCGGTTGCTGCATTGCACATGCTAACAAACAGCGGTGCATCAAAAACCATTGCCCAACCCGCGCTGGCACCACCCTGTTCTGGATTCGGAAGCCAGAAGAAAGAAGGCCAGTTGCGCTCAAGCTCTTCCCGCAGTGCATTGAAACTGGCGGGAAACATATAGATCTTCTCGCTGAAGTGCGCCTTCTCTCCTACTGGCTGATGACGCTGGTTGCCAGCAACACTGCTACTGTGATGGTCAGGACCAGTGCTATCGAAAACAACAGATCCTTCGCTGTCAGTGGAGAGTCGCTCCGGAATTGTCGCACCCAGCTGAGCTTGTCTTTCTTGAAGACGTTCATCTTCTTCCCTCAGAGCTTTGTTGATGCCTTTCAGCTGTTCAAAGGTCGTCATTGTCCGGGACTCCCTTATCAAGCTTCTCGTCTTCCCACGCTTGCTTCCACTCCTCGGAAATTTCTGCGACGAGTTCGTTGCGGTTAACGTAGGTCCCTTCGAGAACGTCAACGACTGGCCCATTCTCCGTCATCCAATTGGCCAGCGCTGAATCGTTTGTTCCTTCTAGTTCGTAATCTTCGTTGATGAAGAGGTAACGGAACTTGGGCTCGCTCATATCTTATCTCCGTTGAATGCAAGTCGAAACTCGATTTCCACTTTTCCTGCCGGCAACACTTTCTTTGTTACCAGCAACATGCCATACCGCGGCATGCCAACACCACGACGTAGAACGTTTGCGATACTCTTCTCCTTTCTGACCGCTTGAATTAGCGTCTTTGCATAGCCGCTGGAACATTGCACCACCACACGCTCATCCGCGCGTGCAATTCGATTCCAGAGGTCTTGATACATGCGCATGAGAATCTCCCGATGCTCATTTGCTACGAAGAATTGTCCACTTGTTTTCGGACAATTTACGTTGGCTCGGACCAAGTGTGAAGGTCGCCGCTTGTTGTTTTTCATCGTATCTTCCAATGATGGAACCCGTTGTGAGATCCAGCGTTACTTGGAGTTGGTTCTTTTTACACAACGCTGTGCGTAACGTCTCAAAAGACTTCGGATCTTCACAATGAACTGTTACCGTGGCGCCGGTGAATAGTTCATTGTAAATATCTTGGATTGTGCTCATGTCTTCTTGACCTGTTCAATCTGCTCGGGCCCATAGAGTGGGATCCATTCTTCTAGTGCCCGCTCTGCGACTCGTTCGTAACGAATACCATAGCCTTCGGAAAAATCATCGTCTTGATACAAAGAATGAGTTTTTCCGTTCATCCAGGCTATTGGCTTGATACCATGTAATTGAAAAAGTTCACGAGCATTCTTCATTGATTCGGCATCCCGTACAATATAGACATGCAAAAGGCCGAGATGTTCCCACCCCGGCCTCTGTTGTTTCAAGTCACTGTCAGATCAAAGGCCGCTAGCGTAGTCGCGCTCTTCAGCGGCCAGATACCGATCAGCCTTCGTCATCAGCCAATCGTAAACTTGACTGTACTCGCCCATGGAGTCTTCGTCCTTCTTGCTGGCGTAGACAGTCAACAGGTCTTTCATCTTGGCAACAGCCACCTTGTCACTCTTCACGCGCGCAAGCCCGCGCAGAAAGATATCACAATGGATCTTGACCTTCTTCGGGTCATAGTTGACGAGCTCGATCATGACAGCACTGTAGTCCTCGTTAAAGGACTTCAATTCTTCATCGCTCGGAGCCCAGGCTCCACGCTGGCCCTTCGGCAGAGTAGCCAGATATTCCAGTGTCAGCCGAGACAGATCGAAGTCAGTGGCAGAGAAGTTCTTGCCGGGGTTCTTCTCCTGCCAGTAGCTGATCTGTTGCTTGCCGCCCTGGAAAATGATGTCGTCGATCTGTTCGATCAGAAGATCCGCGATCTTGGCATCGACAGTCTTCTTGCCCTCCTTACCATCCTCAGTCTCGTTGAAATGGCTGAGGATCTCGATGATCTCGTCCACTGACGGGGTTGGAAGCACGGCAACAACAGTCGGCGGCTTTGGTCCCTTGCCGATCTCATTGCCCTGTTCATCCTTGATGCTCGGGCTCTTGAAGAAGAACTTAAAGGTCTTGCCAACAACTGCCGTAGCACCTTCAGTTGCGACTGCCGGAGTAGAAACGTCGTTCATATCTTTCTCTCTGATCCTTGGTTGAAAACCCCCGGGAAATGCCCCGGAAGTTATACTGTACCTTGCCGCCGGCCCCTTGTCAAGTGGGGAGGCGGGTCTGTTGTTTCGAGCATTTGTCACGATTTCAAAGTCCTTCTAGGGTGCGATCTTCGTGGTTGACGAAAAAGCAGAATTGCACATTTGGTGCCAAGGCAATGCTCAATTCTGTAAAGACCACCGGGACAATTTTGTACCCGTCCCAGTGGATTAAGCCTTTGGGATCCACTTGCAGTTCTCGAATTTCGGCCAATTCCTTGCACACGGGATCGGCGCTGGTC